CCTCGGCAGCCAATGTACCCGTCCGAGTTCGTCAAACCAAGGCTCCAATTCGAAGCACGAGAGCCCGGTCGCCCGGCGGAGCTGTCGCGGCTAGCGCCTAGCAAGGCGACCTTTGTATCCGAATTAACTTGCCCTCTGCCGTCTGCAATATCATTCCATACACCAGATGAAGAGAAGCCTGCCTCTGCACTCCAAATCCACTGCACCCCCGTTGCCTGCTCTATGCCAAAACGGCTTGTTAGTTGGGGATAATGCTCAATTTTGCCTGTCACAGTTTCTATAGCTGCTGACGCAAGACCTTCTTGCACGCCATACATTGCGTGTGAAAATTGCTGATAAGTGATCGCGTCCATGCCCGCTGCACTAAGCATATCTCTAGCAACAAAAGGCGTTAGCTTCCCGTAATTTAAAGAACCATCCCCACCATAAAAGTTAGGTATTTTTGGATATTTGCGACCATAATTTACCGCGCCGGCTGCAATCCACCCGCCAGCTTTTGACCAACCTCGGACTCCGTAATCTTCGTCTCCCAAATAAATGTCTGTCCAGCCGTTTTCTGTGTATGCTAAGCCGTTGTTAGTTGGTTTATTTGCGCGAAACTTTAAATCCCAGAAACTGTGCGCGTTAATGCCGCGTAGCTTGACCATGTCCGATTCTGACTTATTGCCGGTTGGCGATTCGGTATGCCCGGTAAGTCCGTAGTGAAAGCCTCCGATCAATCGGGCATCAGTTGCAGGCGGCGTTGCAAAGCTTGCGGTCGCTTCTAAAGTACCGCCAGGCTTTAGCCATACTGCGTAATCTGTGCCCGCTGTGCCGGTTGGCATTGTGATTGTTGTGCCGCTTGCAATAGTCAAAACAGTGCCGCCTGCTTCTGCATAAAACTCTTGGCTTGTGTCTACTGTGAAGTTACCTGTCTTTGTGAATAACACGGCTGAAGAGTCTGATTTTTTGAAAACATTAACACCCACTCCAGTGATAAGCGCATTAACTTCTGTTTTAGTGAAAACATTAGCATCCATTTCAGTGATAAGCGCATTAACTTCTGTTTTAGTGTATAAGCTTAATCTAGTCGGCAAATCATCCCAGTTTGTTGCGTCCGAACTAGGGTCAGTATCACTCACATGGTCATCAGTGTTGCAAAAGTAAATAGCACCACCGAACTGCGTTATTGAGTTGGAATGAAATTCCTGTAGCGCGTTCCATTCTGGCATGCCAACTTGAAAAAGGTGCGATACTAATTGAGATACAGTGTACATTGCAGCATTAAAATACTGCTTCGGTGGTTTTGCTCCGGCTGCTAGGACACCCCATCCACGAAAGAAATCCGCATTTAAGTTTGTATCAAGAACGTTACTTTGGGTTGTTCCATCCCCGAATAAGGTTCGCTCTAAGCCTGTCGCACTTGAACCAAAAGCCTTAATGTTTTGGTTTGGTCTTACTATTTTTGACATTTGTATTCTCCTATAGAACTATATTACTCATTACACCACCAACTGATGGGTCTGTAAACTCACCAAATCCAAGCGCGTTTGGGTCGTCTTGAAATCCGAATGCATCAAAACCGCCTTGGGCAATTATAGAATAATTAACTCCCTGGGGTCTAGGCATTAATCCTAACTGACTAATAAGAATAAGCCTCTGTTCGTCTATGCCAAGCCCGACATAGAGTGCCATCGACATATCTTGGTTGTCTATTAAATAAGAATCATTACCGAAAACATATCCAATAATATCTTGAAGCGAAACTCTGTCATCACTGACCATGTAAGCCGTCACGATGTTTTTAGATATTTTGGCTCTGATAAAGAACCTGTAATCATAATCATCTAATTGTAGTGAAGTGTATTCTGCTTCATAGAAGTCATAAAATGGTGCGCTATCAACTGACTCATCAAATAAGTCTGCCATACCTCTTGCGCTTGAGTCGCCATCAAAGCCAAATCGGTTCTTTGCAAGCACGAAAGGCACTGACCTTGGCAACCCTACTATTTTACCGATAATGTCAAGCTGAGCGCCTTCTGCTTGATCAAGGTCGAATGCAGTGAAGAATGAATTATAAAAGTCAAATACTCGCCCAAACTGCCCAGCAATTGCCTCAATATCTGCTTTTGCTTTTGGCTTGTCATTATATTGAATTATCAATAAATCGAGATACTCTTTTATAAAGCTGGCATTTAGACTCACGGGATAATCTCCGTTATATCTATGTTAGTAGCATCAACTGTGAAAATATCTTTTAACCCATTATCAAGACTTGAGTTTACATACGCGATTCCGTCATCGCTAATCTCTAAAACAGTAGCAATAAAGCTGTTTCCTGCTGAATAAATAGCACCGTAAAGCTCTGTAACAACTGCTGATTGATTAATCTTAAAATTAACTTCGGTGAGTTTTTCCTTAATCAAATCGGTATCTACTGGAACAGCTGAATCTTTTCTTGTCACTGTAAGGTTAATATACATCGCGGTATATGCTGGTCTATCAAACTTCATGTCGTGAGGAATAGTGAAGCTTGAGCCATCTGAGCGCAAAAGCGTTTCATTGTAAGTTCCTAGCGTACTGCCTTTTAGTCCAGTTCCGGCAGTCTTCTCTTTTGCAATCGTCTCTATAATATCTGAAATAGCTCCACCTTCTACGTACTGCCCATATTGAATGTGGCGCTAGGTCGAATGTGTCGTCATGGGTGCTTGTAGCATTTTCATAAATAGAAATGTCATTTACTCCGCTAATATTTACTAGCTTAGAAAATAGGCTACCGACTGTTGAATATGCTGGTCGCTGAAGTGACCGATTCCGTCTTATTCTTAATAATTCATCTGTTTCTTCATTAAGCCCTTGCACTGCTCCTGCGGGGTTCGTGACTGATTGAACTCCTAGCACAATTGTTACCGGGGTCGTTATAGTTCCAGCACTTGCACTAATTGCCCCGCTGTTCTCGGCAAGTAGGCTGACTGCGTTATCTCCGAGTAGCAAGCTCCGGTCTACTGAAGTAATCCATAAATTCCCGTTTTCGTCTTCAACTGTAAAACCTGCGATTAATGTCAAGTTTCTGTCTGTAGTAATAGTTACATCGACTTGCGACTTAGTAGCCGGGCTTCGTGAAATACCTGCCAATTTGACAATCTTGTTTAAGACTTCACCCTGTGAAAAATCAGGGTCGAACTGTGAATAAAGATTCAGGCCGAATGACTCCATATCAATCATGAGCTTTGCAATGATTCCAATCTTCTGACCATCTGGGGTATTTTGTGAAAGGTCAATGTCACTTCCATAAATGGCTTTGTACTGGGATTCTAAGTCGGCATATACTTCATCAAATGTTCTGACTGTTACGCCATTTACCGTTAATTCTGGTGTCATGCCAATATCCCTATTTGCTCTTTGAATTCATCATCGTATATAGTTGTGAATACAAGCGTTATCGTTGCACTTCTTTGAGTTACATCATCAATGCTTAATTGTAGCAAATCTTTAACGCCATCTGTTGCTAGTGTGGTATTTTCAATATCAAGCAAAATCTGCTGTTTATTTCCAAGATTACTAAGAATGTTTAGCCAATCAATCTCTGCTTCTGTGTCTAAGTACCAATCATTCTTGAATGACTTAATTCTAGTGACAACATTCTGCCGGACTTCTTCGCCTTTAGTAGCATAATTTGACAAGCCTTGACCGAAATCCCAATCGCCATCTTTATTAACTCTTCTTACGCTCATACTGGATTCCCTGTGTTAGATTGTGAATCACCAGCACTATCTGCACTTTGTGGGTGGCCATGCGTACCGAACTCAATCCCTCCAATTGATGCTGATGCCACTGTAAGCTTGCCAGTGCAACCAATGTCACCATTCACGGTTAAGTTTCCATTGATCGTCATATCTCCGGTTAAATCGTAATCACCTGTCTGGACGTTATTCCCTGTCTGGTCATGATTCCCTTCTTTATGAACGTCACCGATTAAGGTCGTTATAGATGGAATTGTTATAGCCTTGCCCTTGCTGTTTATCCCGACTATTGCGAATGAATCTGAATAATCGTGCATCCTAAATTCAAGCGGTTGGGCGTAATCATTTCCGGCATACCAAGAATCAAAACACCGTTCTGAAATAATCAAAAGCACTTCGTCACCCACGGCAATCGGGAAGTGTAAGTAACTCGCGCCACCTTGAAGGGTAACAAGCGGAACTTCGATAAACTCTGGTAGATCAATTTTCTTACCATTCACGAATCTGCTTATTAATGGCTTAGCACTTATCGTATCTGTTCCAACTTGAGTAACTTTAGCCGGGGTCGATGTATGAAGGTTTGACATCGCTTCAGTAATCGCAAGCTGAATTGCTTCGTATAGCCCTGTATGCTCAATCATAGCTTTGTAAATCCTTCGTTCAAATAACCGATTACAGCTTGATTCCAGTCGTTGCCGTAATTGTCGCCTTTATACTGGATTGTTTCAATCTTGTAAATTCCGTTCAAGTGTCTTGCTGTTGTTGATTCTAGCTCGCATAGCCCTGCCACCTTTAATGATGGGTTTATTAAGGTTGTGAAGGTTACTTTGCGTTCTTGCCTTGTAGGGGCGTTAGTGAGACCTGTTGATGCGTTTACGATTGGAATGTAAGTGCCAATGTACTCCGTATCTTTAATTATATAAAGCTTTTCTTCATCAATCATATAAGACTCACCATCATTAAGCTGGTCTTCAATCATCTTGACTGAGTTGCCAACAATGACTTTAGGTCGAATCAATTTATTCTGCTTGGTTATTTTACCAGTGCCGGTATTTTTCATATCACTAAGTATTTCTGTGACTGCTGTATCTTTTCCTTTCACTGTTTTGCTAGTGAATGAATTCAAGAAGTCGAACCCTCCATCAATACTTTCAATTGTGGTTATATAATCAACTCCGGCTCTTTCGCTTTTTGCCGTATGCGCGCTTCCCTTAAATAAAACTTCAAGGCTTCCTTCGTACCCGGCTTTAAAAATAAAAGGAATGTAGTTCCGGTCTTCTGCATCTTTGACCAGTGCATCTCTTTTTTCAGGAACTAAGTTAAATATCTTGATGGTCATTTTATTAATGGCCTGGCCTAGCGACTTAATACAATCAAACTGAACCCGTATCGGTGGCTTTATAAAGTGAGTAAATCCACCAATAGTTATTTCAACTTCGTAATCTCTGCCGAATCGTTTAGACATATAGCTCTCGATACTCTTGAACGTCACTTTGTTCTAAAAGATAAAACTTAACACGGCTTTCAAAGTCATCTATTTTATACGGGTCAAGTCCTGTGTTCTGAGTGCATCCAAATGAAAAGTCGAATGGAAAATTGCTACCAAGCGAATGAACTACACCGAGGCTACATTTTAACCCATTAACCTTTTTTTCGTTGAATTCAACGTCAAAGCACCATACCTGTGTTGTTGGGTAAAATCTAAGCGTGATTATTAAGTCGCCATCTTCAAGTGGCACATGGTGAATCTGGATAGGGTCGACTGTGATATTAGAAAGGCTTTTCATTTAGAACCTCCCATCACTGGCCTATAAGCCGATTGTAAATTGTCGAGAAAGCTAGTCTCAACTTTAACTTTATTAAGCCCTTTGTTTTTTGCCCCGTCAGTTTGCCCATTAGTTCCAGTGCTTGGGTTCTTTTTGCGTGATACCTTAACGAATAGGATTTGAGCGTATCTTATCTGCTGTGCGACAAGTGCATACGTTAAGCTTTCTCCCGTCTCATTATTTTTGGTCGTGACAACTGATGTTATTACCATATTCTCATAAACTCTGCCATGTACTGAAATGCTTACAACTTGCTTTCCAAGCTGTAACTCCTCCATGCGATCAATAAATAGCTCTGGGGCTTTCTTATTATCAACTGTGTTTTTGAATAAGTCTAATACCTGTTCGCCTGACTTTACGACTGAATCAATTCTTCTTCCGATTTGACGGGCATCGTTAGCCAGTTCAAATACCTTGTTAGCTTGGCTACGGGTTCTTTGGGGTAGGTACTGCGTAACGTCACCAACTATACCAACGGAACGCTTGTACAGGTCTTGAAATGCGCTAGGTTCGTACATTACGTTCGATACTTCACCTGAAAGTTTTATCTGTAACGCATTCTCTATAATGTGATCGTTTACAAAGCTTCCGTCTTCAAGCGGGGTCGATGGAACGGCAAGGGTTCTAGTCACATCCTCGGTAGTCCTAACACCAAGAATAAATCCACCGATTCCAATATTCTTGTTTGTAGTTTTTCCGGTTGCTCTAGTTGCTCTTGCGCTAAGAAAGTCTTCTACAATAGCCATTATCTACCGCCCTTCTCTGACTGCATTCGTGCGTCATTCAATTGCTTTCTAAGTGCATCACTTACAGCTTGCCCGGTTGCTTGAGGGTCGCTTGATACTATTTCAATATTAATGTTTTGCTCGACTATATTACTGTTTGTATTGCTTTGGTTGTTTGACTGTGGCTGTGGAACTTTAGGAACGTATGCTTGAGGTACTGAGTTTTCACCTTTTATGTTGTGATTAACTTCTGTATCACCCATTCCGAAAAAGTCTGCAATTTCACTGAGCGCGCCTCCAAAGCCTTCCTTGATTGCCTTGCCTACATCAGTGAATTGTTGCCATAATCTAGCAAGCCATTTTGACGTATCTTCAAGGGTTTTTGTTAAGTTAAAATCAATATTTGCGCTT